GAGAAAATACCCAAATTATACTCGGACGAATATTTTTAGGCATTCTAATAGTGTTTGCTATAGTCGTCGGTTTGAGGTTAACCAAAGTCATTTAAACATTAATTAAATACCATTTAATATGTCAAAAGAATTAGCAGTCGATTATTTCGACAGACACCAAGGTGACGAATGTCATATTACATCTGACAATCGTGTTTTTCACACATTAGGAGCAGCGCAAAGTTTTGCATCTGGATTAAAGGAGCAAAAAGTTACTTCATATACAAGAGCGGGAATTGAAGCTCCTGAAGTTGAGGGACAAGAAGAGGAAACTCCAAATGAAGAAAAAGTAAAAGCATTAGAAGCTTTGAAAACCTTTGACCCTCAAACGGCTAAATATCCAGAAATCAAAGAACTGGTTAAAGTGCTAGGCATTGATCCAATCTCCCAAAAACAACCTGATTTATTAGCTGCTATCGAAGCTTATAAAACTGCGATTAACACCGAAGTTCAAGAGTAATGTCACAAGGAACTGGAACGCCAAAGGTAACCGTAGCGGTTGCCTCTGGCAACTTGCAACGTCAAGTTCAGGTGCTGGACGGCGTTGCAGGACTCGTAGGAACTGCTGTAACTAAAATTGGAGAAATCGAAACGGTTTTTAGTTATGAAGATGCTGTTTCAAAAGGTTATACGGTTGTTGGAGAGCCTTTTTTAAATAAAGCAATTGCTTTGTTTTATCAGGAATTAGGAGGCAATCAGGCTTTGACCATTCTTGGAGTTGAGGACACTATGACTTTAACCCAAATGGTAACGTCTACCAATGCTAATGGTTTGAAAAAACTATTGAATTCAGCACAAGGAGCAATCACTATAGTTGGATTGATTCGTAATCCTGGTGATACTTATGAAATGACAGCCGATCACTTTTTAGATCAAGATGTCGAAGCTGCTTTATTAGCTGCAAAAACATTAGGACAATACCAACAATCCATTAATAAGCCTGTTCGTATGCTTATTGAAGGAAGAGTCAACGATTTAGAAGCTGAATTGTTTGAACCTAATTCTGTTGGTAATGGCTTTGCGGGTGTTGTACTTGGAAGTGATTTGAATGATGGTTCTGGAGCTGTTGCATTGGCTTTGGCTAGAGCGGTGAAATATCCATCACATGTCAAATTGGGTAATGGTCAAAATGGACCATTGACTATTTCAGAGGTATATATCGGTGATAAAGCTTTAGAGGATTTTTTCCCTGAAGAGTTGGACGATTTTGCCAATGCTGGATTTATTCTTATGCACCGTCGAGATGGTTCAGCTGGTTATTATTTTGCCCGAGACAATATGGCCACGGATGATGATTTTAGAATCTTAGTACACGGTCGTGTTATTGATAAAGCACAAAGGGTAGCCGTTGCAACTGCAACACCATTACTTGAAACGGATGTGCGTGTGAATGCTGACGGTACCTTAAATGATACTGACGCAAAGCATTTAGAAAATTCCATTAAACAGCAACTGCGTTCTCAATTGGCTGGCCAAGTAAGTGATATTGATGTTAACGTCTTAACTGATGTAGATATTATCAATACCAGTACGGGAGGAATCGAATTGATGGTGTTACCGCTAGGTTATTTAACCTGGATTAAAATTACAATAGGTTTAACCGCTAATTTATAAAAATGGCAAATGTAAATATTACATCTGATGAGTGTGCATGGTCACGCTTTGAGATACAAATTTTAGCAAGGACTATCAAAGGCCTTCGCGGTTTTGGCTTTAAAAAAGAAGTCGAAAAGGAGCATCTATATGGTGCAGGTGACGAGGCTATTGATATTCAGTCCGGTAATAAAAAAGGTTCGGGAAGCATCAAGGTTTTAGGTTTTGAAGCCGATGCTATGAATAAGGCAGCACGTGATGCAGGCTATGAAGACATTACCGATGTGCCACATGAGGCTATTGTTATCACCTGCTCTTTCAAAAAGAGAGCAACAGATGCTGTTAAGACTTACATCGCTTCTGGTGTTGCATTTACTGAATCCGGTATCGATTTGGAACAAAATGCCAAATATAGAGAAATCACTTTGCCATATCTGGCAATGAACGTTCAATTACCATAACATAAAAAATCAAACAAATTGAAAACAAAAGAAACAAACCCTAGTGCAGTAAAATCAGCTTTCGCAAGCCGTAAAGCTAAAGAAGTCGAAAAGCTAAAAGAAAATGACTTGACTCCATATATTAACAGATTTGGTCAAGCCAAACTGGATGAATGGAAGAAAGAAGCTGGCGAACGTAAATTAATCTATTTGAAGCACGACGAAAGTCTAGCTGTTTTACGCCCACCCACTGCTGATGATTTAGGCGATTACATGATACAAATTGGTACAAACGGTTTGAGTAAAGCTGTTGCCAGTGTAATGGAACAGCTTTGGCTTGATGGTGACATCGCTCTGATTGATGATGAGGAGAAATTCATTTCTGTTTTCTTGCAGATCAACAACATCCTGGAGGGGAAAAAAGCAGAATACTTTCGCGCTTAGTAATAAAGGTATAAAAGACTGTCAAAACAAAAAAGCAAGTATTGACTACCTGATTGTTTTTGGTAGTATGAAATTTGGAGCTACGGCCTTGAAAGAATGGGGCGAAGAAATGTTCTTTTATCGTACTGGAATTGCACTTGAATTAGCCAAAAAAGAAGAAACCTAGGTTATGAATAATACGATTGAATTTATTTTAAGAATGAAAGATATGGCGAGCTCGAACATAACGAAAGTTAGTTCGACTTCGCAATCTGCATTCAATAGAATGAGACAATCAGCAGACCAGGCTACAACACGAAACAAGGTTTTAGGACTAAGTTTTAACGAGCTTCAAACTAAAATCAGGGATGTAGAAAGTACTATTTCAAGAAGTACTATTCCTTCACAAATTGCAGCTGCAAAGCGTGAACTGGCTTCTTTGCAACGAACATCGGCTAATCATTCGGGTAATATTAACGGCTCTGGTGGTTCGGGTTCTGGTGTAGGTGTTGGTGGTATTGCTATGGGTTCTATGATGGGAAATTTAGCAACTTCAGCTATTTCTACTGTTGGTAGTGGTATTAGTACTATGATTCAAAAAAGTATGGAAAAAGAAACGGCAATAGCTGGTCTATCTACTTTTTTGGGGAAATCAGGAGCAAAAGAAACCTATTCAAATGTTCAGAAAGATGCGGAAGCAACTCCTTTTGATACGGCTTCCTTACTGGAAGTAAATCGTTCTTTGATTTCTGCGGGTTTAAATGCACGTTCTGCGAGAACTGATTCTATGAATTTGGCAAATGCTGTAGTTGCCGTAGGTGGTTCTAACGATACCTTAACCAGAATGGCCGCTAATATGCAACAGATAAAAACGGTAGGAAAAGCCACTTCGATGGATATTCGCCAGTTTGGAATCGCGGGAATCAATATTTATGCGCTGCTTTCTAAAAGCACAGGTAAAAGTATTTCCGAAGTCAAGGAAATGGACGTTAGTTATGAGCAATTGTCGGCAGCCCTGCAATTGGCAGCAGATAAAGGAGGTATTTATGAAGGTGCATTAAGTAATGCTATGAATACCCAGCAAGGGAAATGGAGCAATTTTACTGAAAGTTTTACCAATAAACTTGGTGAAGTAGGTTCGGCTTTTTCGCCTGTAACTAATGGAATATTGGATATGGGAGCAAAATTAGCAGGTACTTTAACTTATGCAGAACGGTTTGCAAAATGGTTAACATCAGGTTCAACCAGTGCGGGTATTTTCATTTCTGTAATGGGAGGTTTAACGGCTGCATTTTTAACATATCAAATGATTTTGGGAGGTGTTGCATTATGGACTGGCATTGTGACTCAAGCGCAATTGTTGTGGAATATGGCATTAACCGCTAATCCAATAGGTGTCGTTGTGGTCGCTATTGCAGGACTGGTAGCAGGAGTCGTTATAGCTTATAATAAGTTTGAAAAATTCCGAGCAATTATTGATGGTGTTTGGGGTGTTTTGAAAGAAGTAGGTGTTTTGATAAAATCTATCCTTACAGGGGATTTATCAGGTATAGCATCTTCCTTTAAAAATATTTTTACAGGGAAAGCATTTAATAATGGATATAATACATCAATTAATGAAAGCGCAGCTGCTAGACATAAATCAATTAAAGACAGATCAACACAATTAGCTAAAGACAAAGTAAATGATGCATCAAAAACAACCGCATTGGGAGCGGGAAGTTCTTTAGCAGCATCAAATAACGCATCAGGCAAAGCGGCGGGTGATACTGTTACGGGTGCGGGTCCTAAAGTGGTTAATATTACTGTTGGGAAATTCTTTGACAGCTTACAATTTACAACATTGAATGCAGGTGAATCAGCTACAGAGATTGAAAAGGTAGTTATGGAATGTTTGGCAAGAGTAGTATATAACGGTTCAAAATTAGCTTAATTATGAGTACAAATACATTATTTGATTTACCTAAACTATATCAATCGCAATTTGGAAACGCTCCTTATTTCATTGCTAAAAAAGACTCTGAAAAGCCATTGACACAAGAACCAGGCTATTCAATATTAACTGAAAACCCAAGACCAAAAGGCAGTATTGACTATTCGAGTAAAAACATTGCTTTTAATAAGATTGGCGCATACGGTCAGGATATTTGGTTTCCCGTAACTCTTACTTCCAGTATTAAGGAAGGTAATAAAAGAGAGAGGATTACTATTGAGATAGAAGCTTGTACCGTTGGTGTGAATTTGGTAAAAGAAATTATTCGAACACAGGTGAGTGAGCGAAACGGACGGGTAAAAGAATGTTTTAATATTGATGACTACAGGTTCAATATAAAAGGTTTTTTGATTGGTAAAAATAGACTTGTTCCTGAAGATCAAATTAACATATTAAAGAAAATTTTTGAAAGTATTGAACCTGTAGAATTACATGGTGGTTATCCTGAAATATTCTTGGATAAAAGTTGTCGGGTTGCTATTAGCCAATTAGACTTTCCAGAGGTTCAAGGCAAAGCTACGTGGATTCGTCCTTTTACAATGACTCTTGAAACTGATTATATACAAGATTTAATTATACCATAAATGTTTTACCTAACAAGCGATATCACTATAGGAAACTATACTAAAGTAAAAGCATCAAAGGTTACTTGGAAAACAGATATTAACAGTTTTACGGATACGTGTACGATTGAATTACCAAGGATAACTTATTTGAAAACGGTTAAAACTGCAACTGAGGATAGACAAGAGCCTAACGAAAGAAAAGAATACGTTTTTAAAGAAGATGATAAAATAAGTGTTTTGCTAGGTTATGACGGGAATAATGTAAAACGTTTCCAGGGATTTATCAAACGTGTTAATATGGGGATTCCTGTAAAGATAGAATGCGAAGGTTATAGCTATTTATTATATGATGTTATTTTTAATAAAACCTATGCTAATGTAACGGTTAAGCAATTATTAACCGATGTCTGCAAGGGGACTGAAATAGTTTTGTCTTCTGAAATGCCACATATTCCTTTGACGAATGTGAGGTTTAAGAATGCGACAGGTATTCAGGTTTTAGAATGGTTACAAAAGTCTTGTTATTTGGCTGTTTATTTCAATTTTAATGAACTGTTTGTCGGGACTCAATACGGTAAAAAAGGGAAAAGAGTAAAGCTTCGTTTGGGATGGAATACGGTCAAAGAAGATGATTTTAAACAGCGATTAGTTGATAAAAATGTTCGAATTGTTATTCACGAAAAGAATGACAAAGGAGAGGTTAAGAAGTACAAATCTGATGTTCTGAAGTATAGCGATGAGAAAGAAATAAAGATTAAAGCGGGTATTCCTGCTGATTTATTAAAGCAAATCGCGAACCGACTACAAACAAAAAAGAACTACAACGGTTACGAAGGAAGTATAACCGCTTTTTTAGAACCTGCCACTAACAAAGGTGATGTTGTTGAAATTGATGGTTACAAATACCCGGAAAAGTCAGGTAGTTTTTTTGTAGAAAGTATAGAAGGTGAATTTGGACCAGGAGGAGGCAGACAAAAAATACAATTAGGTTTTTTAACAGGACAATAAAATTTTATGCCAACAGCAGAACAAATACGAGAAGCTTTCGAACAGATGGCAAAAAGGAATGGCCCTGCTGTAAGTAACATTGCAAAGGTTAAATCTGTTGACGAAACAAAAGCAACTTGCACCCTAATAGATGAAGATGAACAGGAATATTTGAACGTTCGGCTTCGTCCGGTTCTTACGGGTAACAAAAGTTTTATCCTGGTACCAAAAGTTGGAAGTCAAGTTTTAGCGGTTCGTGTTGAAGATGATGACGACTGGATGATTATAGCAGCAGATGAGATTAAAAAAGTCGGCTATTACATAGGCAGTACAGTTGTTGAAATTGATGCTACAGGCTTTTTATTTCAAAAGGAAAACGAAACCTTAAAGAAAATATTAGCCGATTTATTGGCGGCTATTAAAGCAATGAGCTTTGTAGTTAACACAACCGGAACAGCAGTAGCACAAACAGGAGCTACAAATACATTAAACAATACGGCTCAATTTACGGCTATTGAAACAAGGATTAATCAGTTTTTAAAATAGGTTTAAAATGAAAGGAATTTTATTAAATGATGATCTGTCTTTAAAGGTTGAAAATGGAAGTTTAGCAATTGGTGACACTACGGCACAAAATCAAAAGCTTTTGATTTTTGCTAATAAAGGAGAGTTTAAATCTCGTCCTATGAGAGGTGTTGGCGCAAATTTGTTTTTAGAAGACGATAATCCAGATGGTTTAGCCCGTGAAATTAGAACAGAGTTTATAGCGGATGGTATGACCGTTAACAAAATAAATATTAGCTCAGAGTTAGAACTTGAAATTGACGCTTATTATGGTAAAAGTTAAATCCGGGCAAACATTATTTGATATTTCCATTCAAGAAACGGGAAGTGTTAGTAATGCTTATTCGATTGCTTTAGCCAATAAACGAAGTATTACTGATGTATTGCTAACAAATGAGTTTTTAATTATTCCTGAAGGATTACCGATTACTAAAAAAGACACTTTTTCTTTTGATGTTGAGGCGGTTCAACCATCAAAAATAAAGGTTTTGGCATTGCAGACTTTTTTGGATGTGGCCATACAATATACAGGTAGTGTCAAAAATGCTTATCCAATTGCATTGGTAAATAAGCGAAGTATTACCGATAAATTAATAACAGGAGAGCTTTTAATCTTACCTATTGATTTATTAACAGCAGAAAAAGAAGTTCAGTATTATAACGCACGAAATATAAAACCTGCTACGGGAATTGCAAAAAGCAGAATAAATCTTTTGGATTATATGTTCCCGTTAGAGTTCCCAATATCATTTTAATATGGCACGATCAAGCACAGAAATAAAAGCAGTAATCACCGCAAATTTCATCAGTAAACCTGAAATAATAGCCTTGTACGATTTGGTGCCTGGACAAACTTTTGAGCAACAGTTTTCTGTCGCTTCTTTTGAAAGTATTATGTTCGATACGATAGCAGATGAACTGGCAGTACATGAACAAATTGTAGAAACGAATGCCAATAACTCACGGTCTCAAAATCAAGAGAATTTAAAGCAAACAATGCTGGATTATCACGATGGATTGAACTTGATTAGACGAAATGGAAATTGGGAATATGACCTAACTGACGTGATTGATGCGGAAGATAGAAAGATAATTGACCGTTGTTCGGTTCTTGAAAATGATGAGGGTTTGATTTTTAAAATCGCGACAGATAACGCAGGAAATCTTGAACCAGTGACTTCTGCCCAAAAAACACGAATTGAGGCTTACATCTATAAAAAGAAACCGCCTGGTGTTCCTTTCCGACTAGTGAATCAAACAGCGGATTTAATAAAAGTGAATCTAACGGTTTATGTCAATCCATTGGTTATTGATTTGGCCACAGGTAAACTTTTATCGAGTACTACCGATGTGTATCCAATTAAAGAGGCAATTGATTTATATCTGGCTAATCTTGAATTTAACGGCGCATTTGTTAAGGATTTTTTCAGAACCACTTTAAAAGACGCCACAGGTATAGAGTTGGTTGTAATCAACTCGATACAAAGCAAATTTGCTGCCTTTCCTTTTATTGATATGGGCGAATGGAAAATTCCCGATGCCGGTTATTTTAAAATATTAGAGGAAAATTTAACTATAAACTATCTACCGTATGTTTTGGGGAACTCTTGATTTTTCAGTCTATGTAAAACAGTATTTACCAACATTTTTAAGAGATGATACGGTAACAAGCTTTTTAGGGTGCATTAATGCCCCTTTAAATTCACTTTATACGGATACTTTGTATAAAATGCAGCACAACGGCACAACGATAGACCTTGAACACATATTGAATCAGTATTTTCAAGTAGTTGGATACGATGACCAAAACCACGACGCCACAAAAAAGGTTTACATAGACGATGTACCACAACCGGACAAATTATACATCTATCAAGATGAAGAGGACGGTGTGAGCTTTTTGGGAGAAGATGATGAAGATACTGAAGACGATGTTTTTTTAGATAACGATGGCGAAGGTGTGTTGAGTTATTCATGGATTATTTACATACCGGATACTTACGTTTTTCAGGAATATAATATTAGAGCTTTGGTCGATACGTACCGATATTTTGGAAAGAAATACATTATTGAAACTTACACATTATGAAATATATTGACTTTACTCAAGCAGGTGGTTACCGATTTAAGCAGCCTACTTTAAAAAAAATGCAAGAGTCGTACTTTGAGGTATTAAAGGCTTTTGTTCGGCATTTGGGTATGCCAGATGTGGGTAACTTTATTATTAGTGGTTGTGAAGTTGTAGGCGCCAATATTACTGAGGGAATGTTGTACATCGACGGTGAGCTTTGCGCGTTTGCACAAACAGCCGGAACAGCAGACACCTTAATTAAAAAAAATATTGAATTTACCTATTTGCCCTTTAAAACAGGTGCGAGTTTGCCTGTGTTTCGATCTACTAATGCTATTGTTGTAGATGCGGATGGTGTGGCTTTGTCTGCTTTTACACGTATTCAAACAGTTAAAAACTTGACTTGGGATAATATCGGTGAAAAGCCAGTAGGTATCGTAATTGACCCCAATTTTGAAGTTCCTGAAACGCTGACTTTAGTAGAAAGAATAACGGCTTTGGAGGCTAGGCCAATAGCTAACGTGCCAATTGGTTTGGTTGCTATTTGGGGACTTCCTGAAAATGAAATTCCTGCGGGTTGGGTGGCGCACGAGCCATTAGCTGGACGTATGCCGATTGGCAGAACTGATGGTGATGCCCAATTTGATAGTACAACAGGCGTTGGAGCTACAGGAGGTGCAAAAAATAAAACCTTATCAATTCTCGAAATGCCTACGCATAATCATGACTTTTCGGCTGACACCAACATCGCTTATGGAACAGGCGATGGAGTGACAAGGAAAAGAACAGGAATAGAAGTAACGGGTACTGGCGAAGCTGTTAGTGGAACTATTGCAAATAAGGGCGGGGGTCAAGAGTTCTCAATAATGAATCCTTATAGAGTTGTTGATTTTATTAGATACGTAGGAGTATAATGGAAAAATTAAACATAGAAATAAAAGAGGATAGCCCTGAGAAATTGGCGGCTATTGCTGGTAAGCCTACTAAGAACTTCTTGATGGCTCAGGAGTTTAACGATGTTGTAGCGGCTATTAATGAACTTGCCTCTCCTGATATTGTTCTAAAAACCGCCGCTATAGAAATCAATGGGCTAGATATTTCAGCTCTAGCAGATGGATTTGAGTGGCGAATAGATCAAGTAGTTTTTGATGACACTCCTGCATTAGCAGAAACATTAAATCCTGCAACAGATGGATTTTACCGTAAAGATGCTCTATTAGGTACAAACACGAATAGCTATTTAATATTTGAAGGAACAGAAGGCGACGAATCTGTATCGCCTCCATCTGTTTTTCCAGATGGTACAATTTTGTTAGGAATTATAGATGTTTTTGGAGATACAGCAACGGAATTCGTGATAAGTGATACATCTGTTGTTTATCTGGCGGGAAATGGAGGTGCAACTGATTATTTAGAAGTAAATGGATTAGGAACAACACTTGTAATATTCAATGCTACATCATTAACAGGCTTTACAATTCCAAGTGAAAATATTCAATTTGGGAAAGATTATTATTTAAGAAACTCAACAGGAGCACCGCTAACTTTAAAAAATCTAACAGGAACTAATAGTGTTAGGCATTACTTCCCAGAAGGAGATTTAATTGTTCCTGTAAATAATAATGTTCATCTAAAATATTTAAGCAACAATAGCTTCGGAGGATTAGGTTATTTTACATTGGCAAATATTAATTACAAAGGTAAAGCAGATACTACATACGTCGATGCACAAGACTCTCTGAAAGAAAACACCGCCAACAAATCGAGTGCTATATCGGGTCAAGAAGCCTCCAATTCTTTTTTTCCAACAAACAACGGAATTACGGGATGGATTAAAAATTTCATGCCAAGTTGGTTGACTTCTAAAGCAACTACTTTGGTAGATGCAGATTCAATTTTGGTTGTAGATAGTGAAGATGGTTTTAAAACAAAAACTAGAACAATTGCGCAGTTTAAAGCAATGCTATTGGCTTATTTAAGTGCGTATTTCGCAACAAAAACAATAGAGGTTGTAAAAATATCAGGAACAAAAACACTTTCAGACACCGATAACGGGCTTGTATTTATTTTAACTGCTTCTTGTGTTGTAACTATTCCAAATGGATTGATTGCAGGTTTTAATGCTACGTTTAGAACTCTTACAGGAGCGACTTATTCTCAATCGCTAGGTACTTCTGTTACTATGATAGGAAATGAAGGAGTTACAATGTTAGAAAAATCAAGTTTCACAATGGTACAAACAGCAACTACAAACGAATATTTAATAACAGGGGCTTTATGAATTTAGTAGCTAGACAGATATATGGTGATAGAAAATACAAACCAAACACCTTTATAGGAGGTGTTTCGGCAACAATAAACACGCCTGCATTGGTGGCTAGTAAGTTAGGTATATCCGAAACTAGAATTAAAGGTTTTAGAATTGTCGGAAGCAATATTGAATTTGCTGTTATCGGCGCTGCAAAATATACGTTACCTATCAACTGTTTTACAGGCAATACAAGTATAACTTATTTTTACGATGATGCTTTATTAGTCAATTACATAGGAATGCAAGCTTTTTATAATTGTACAAATTTTGCAGATTTTAGACTGAATGCTTTGCTCGGGTCTCTTGGTAATGCAGAATCTCTATTTAGAAATACAGCTTTAGTTTCTGCTTCATTTCCTAGTGCTACAGGTGTGGGCGCTAATTTTGGGAAATTTACATTTCAAGATTGCCCAAAATTAGAATCGGTTGATTTTGGCATTTTCACAGGCCCTCTTGGAGATACTTTCAGAAATTCTAAAAAAGTACACACTGTTTTATGCAAAGCACCTACATACAGTGGAACTTTTAGAGACGGTGGCGCTAATGTGCCGTTTTATAACGAATATGTGATTACAGTTGGAAACTTTTCTTTCTCCCTTAATTGTGGTTTTACCGATATAACGTTACCGAATGCGACTACTATTGCGAACGAAGCTTTTTATAGAGGTGCATCAAACAATACTTTAAAAACGCTTATAGCTCAAAAAGTTGTTTCTATTGGCGTTAACGGAGGTAATGGGTTGGTTTTCGCAAGAAATACCGGAATGACACTTATAGATATAAGAGCTTGTAAAAATTTTTATGGAACAAGTAACTTTTTGTCTTTTAACTATTCAATCTGCACTATAAAAGTGCATATATATATGGCTACATCTAACTCAGGAGGAGCTGATTCAAACCTCACAATTTTTAAAAGTGGTGGCGGAGTTGTTGAGTTTTACGACGACTTAGGCAATTATGTATCAACATTGTAACAATAAAAAATAAAAAAAAATGAACCTAATAAGTAAAACACCAATAGTATTACAAGATTGGAGAGATGGAGCGATAGAAGGCTACGTTCAAATCGAAATCAACGACTTTAAAGAAGATAACCTCGAAAGAGTACGTTTTGAAGTGGTTGACAAATTGATAAGAAATAAAGATACAAATCAAGAAACATCTACCACGCTTCATAATTTGGAAGGTGCAGAAATGCGTAGGGTTTATTATAAAACTTACGATGAATTCGATACCGAAAGAGCTTATTTAAAATCGCTTTTCGAAAGTGATTTGTCTGGAATAAAACTCACGAATTATCTGATAACTAAAGGCTCGTTGAAGCAATTAGAACAAGTGCCAATTTATAAACTTGAATTCGAGGAAAGAATCCCAGTTGAACTAATACCTGCGAATTAAGATGAAGTGGGTAAAATTTATACTACTCGTGATATCGGTTTTGGTTCTTTCTTATTTATTAAAGGATCAATTAATTTTAAATAATTTATAAAACCATAGTTTAGTGTAGTTCCAAGGAGGTAGGAAGTAAAAAATAGTCCTCCGAAATTAAAAACCTCTCACAGTATTTAATTTAGCACAAAGCCACATCGGAGGACATAAGTCTTCTGTTGTGGCTTTGTTGTGTTCTAAAAATACTGTGAGAGCTGCAAATATACAATCAATAATTAGTAATAGAAAACCCAAATGAATAAGTATCATCAAATGCTTAATAAAATCGTGACTAAAGGTAAGTCACAACAAAATAAGAAAGGTTTAATCACCTATCTTTTGAATCAATCACTAGAATTAAAACCAATTGACCTCTTGGAGTTGTTTGAGGGACACGCTGTGGCACGAAAAAAGCTTAAAGATGAATTAGTGTTGTTTATGGCTGGCGAACGCTCTACAGAGGCTTATCGTGAGGTTGGTGTGAGTTGGTGGGATTATTGCGGTCCTATCCTTGTGAATAGCTATCCTACGTACTTTGAGCAGTTGCCTAAGCTATTAGAGAAAATCAATAAAGAGAAGCGCGCATCAAAGAATTATGTGTTGTTTCTCGGTTCTAACAACACTGAGAGTAATCAACAGCCGTGCCTGAGTTTGATACAGTTCCAAATAGAAAAAGGAAAGCTTGTAATAAGTGCGTATCAACGTAGTTCTGATGCTAATCTAGGCTTACCAGCCGACATCTATCACCTGTACCTGATAAGCAAGCAGATTGCTTTACCGTTGAAGTCTATAACGCTGTTCCTTGGTAATGTTCATGTCTACGAGAACAATATCGAAGGCACTAAGGAGCTGTTGGGTGGTAAGTC